CCGGTGATCATATTACCGGAGACCCGGCAATAGCTTGTATCGCACAGAATGCCGGCACCCGCCGCGAAGGCCGAGCTGTTATTCGCGCAAAGGTTGCCCGTCACCAGAATATTTCGGCCGGAGATATAAATCCCGTAATTGCGGTTGGAGTAGCAATTATTCGAGGCGATCAGCGCGCCCAGAATGTCCGGGTTCGCGTTGCTGTAGATGACGTTGCCGTTGTTATTCGTGGTATTGAAATTCCCGACGATGATGCCGCAGATATTGTTCCAGCAGGTGTTGGAGACCACCTGCAGATTGCGCACTTTCAGGACAAAATTCGGATCCTGGCTATCGACATAAATGCCGTTGCCGCCGTTGTCATGCGCCCGGCAATTGGTGACGCTCAGCGCGTCGGTGGCCATCGCGTACAAACCGTGTTCCGCGTTGCCGTAGAATTCGCAGTTGTCGATGTGGTGCTGCGTGATCGTCGGATCGCTCGCAAGATAGGTGATGCCGGAACCGTAGGCGCCGCCTTCGGCGTTGCGGAAGACGCAGCGGGTTATGACCGACTTGGTGCAACTCGCCTGGATCGCCACGCCATAAACATTGCTTTTGATCGTGCTGTTCGCATCAAACGTGATCCCGTCGATGATCACGGCCGCGCTCGAAAAACTCAACCACGCCGCCGGACTCGAGGTCCCCGATTTTGACTGGGACGGCCGCGTCAAAATGGTCTGCCCCGGCACGCCGAGCAGCGTGCACGACGCTGCCGATATGTCGCACTCGCCGACGATGGCATAAGTGTTGGCGCCAAACCGCACCGGATTGCCCGAGGCGATCGCCGCCAGCAGAGCCCCGCTGTCATCGGTCGTGCCGTTGCCGACCGCGCCAAAATCCTCGATCGAAACAGCGTTCATCGCCAGCGCCGCGAGCGTTCTGGTCGCGGTGCCCTCGGTCGCCTTGGCCGTCAGCCCGCCACCGGGCAAACCCGGAACGCCGCCGATGCCCGCCATGAAATTGGCGTAACTCACGCTCACGTTGCTGCCGCCTTGGCCGATCGGCACCAGGTCAGACGTGGCGGGGGTGTTACCGGTCGGCAGGCCCGGGATGCTGAATGGCGTGGCGTTGGCGGAAAGCGTCGTGCCGGTCAACGTCAGATTGGCGCCGATGTTCACCGGCACCGGCGCGCTGAGCCCTGGATTCACACCCGCCAGCAGCGTGTTCTGCGGCACCGTGATCGCGAGCTGCACGCCGGATAGGATCTGCGCGCGCGTCGCCGCCAGGGTCTGGTCGTTCTGAAAGATCGCCAGCAAATCCGAGTCCGAAACGGAATTCGCCAGCGGCAATTGTCCGATCGTTGGCATGTTATGACCTCTAATTGGTTGTGAGTGCTGCTCCGGCCGAATTGGTCAGCGGTTGGCCGCCGGATGTCGTCAGCGCGTCTTGCGGCACCGTGTTCGCGCGCTGCCTCCCTGAGAGAATTTGGGCGCGCGCCGGTTCCAAGGTCTCGTCGTTTTGCAGGATCGGCAGCGCCGAAACCGAATTCGCCAGCGGCAATTGTCCGATTGTTGGCATGTCAGAACCTTCAAATGGTGGTCAGGGGCGTTCCGGTCGGGTCAGTCAGCGCCTGGCCATCCGGCGTCGTCAGGGCGTATTGCGGCGCCGGGACCGAGGCCAACGCGACGCAGGGGAGCGTAATGCTGCGCGCCAAGGTCCGCCCGCCCGTCGTGCTGATCGTCACGCTGACGGTATAGGTCGTCAGCGGCTGCCCTTCCGAGAGCCATAGCACCGCGCACGCGCCGTCCGCGGTGCAGGACACCAAGGTCAGATCGCCGGGATTGCTCGGGCTGATCCCAACATCCAAGGTCGCGATCGTATCCCCGGGATTGGCCGAAAGCGCCGGCGTGATATCAAACACATAGTCCAGCGTGTCGCCCGGATCTTTCTCCGGCCAGGCCAGGGGCGTCGGCGGCGGTATTTGCGGGCCGCGCGGCGTCGGCACAAAGCCGTCGATTTGCACATACCGCGCGTTAGACGGCCGCCAGGTATGATTAGCAGGTGTGCTCATGGACCCGGCCTCTCAATATTCCACGATGACGATGCCCACGGCGCCGGCGCCGCCGGCATAGCCGACCGGGGTGTTGCCCACGGACGTGCCGCCGCCGCCGCCGCCGCCGCCGTAACCGACCGCCGAAAAGCCCTCCTGCGGGCCGCTGGAGCCTTTGCCCTGGCCAGGACCGCCGCCGTCGCCGCCCCGGCAAGCCACCGCAATCGAGTCACTGCCCATCGAGCCGCCAAAATTGTACTGCCCACCATTGCCGATCCCGCCGGCGCCGCCCGCCAACGCAAACGCCGCCGCCGTGCCGCCGCCGCCGCCGCCGCCGCCGCTACCCGACAAAAACGCGCCAAAGCTCGAAGTGGCTCCATCATTGCCGTTGGCCGGCGACGGCAGCCCGGCGCCGCCGGCGCCGACGGTCACCGTAATCGCCAACCCCGGCGTCAAGCCGTCAATCACACCAATCGCCATGCCGCCAGCACCGCCGCCGCCGCCCGGCAACGTGCTGTGGTACCCCGCACCGCCGCCGCCGCCAATCGCGGTAACCCGCACCGCGGTCACCCCATTCGGCACGACAAAAATACCCGATGCGTTGAAAACCTGCACCGTCGAGAAGCCCGGCCGCAGCGCCGGCAATTTGTAATTCAGCAAGGGCGCGCCGGGCCAAATCGAAATCGACCCGCCATGGATGGCGGCCTGGCCGTAATTGACCGTAATGGCGTAAAGCCCCACCCAACCCGCATCCACCGCCGGCGTCTGCTGCGAGCCGGCGTTCGCCGCCGCCCCGGCTTTCAGCTGCAACTGCACGCGCTGAATCCGCTGCGTGTTCTGCGGCGTTCCGGAATTGCCCGGCCCCGAATAGGGCTGCGACGGATTCGCCGCATTCACGTACGGCAATACCACGGCATCGGTGTCGGTCTCTGAGAACGCGGCTTCCAGCAGATAGTTGATCGATTGACCGAGCACGGACGGCGTCGCCAGCGTGAAGCTGGCCGGCTGGAGGTTGATGCCGGTTTGCACCAGTTGATCCGACGTATCCGCCGGCAGCGAACCATAGGCGTTGGCATCCACCGACGTGAAATAGGTGATGCTGCCGGGGCCAACGTTGACCGTGAGGGACGCGGGCGACGTCGGCGTGCAGGCCAAACCGTCAACCACGACATTACTGCCCAGCACCGCCGCCGTCAGCGCGCCAACCGCCGTCATGGCATTGCGGTTGAGATTCAAGATATCCGTATCGAGCGGAATGCTACCGGGATAGACTATATTGCGGTCCATGCGAGGTCCTCAGTTTGAGAGATTCATCCAAGCAATACTCGCCGTCGGCAGCACCGATGCGACCGCGGCGTAGAGGTCGGAATCGGTCACCGCACCGCCAACGTTTTCCAGACTGGCGTAAAACATCGGCGCGGTATTGTAGCCGCCGGGGCCAATGCCGTAGCCGCCCGCATTGCTCACCGGCGCGGCGTTGGGCCGGTAGCCGGTGACAAAAAACTGAAACGGCAGGGCCGCGCAGCCATATCCGCCCGCCACCCCGTAACCGAGCCAGCCCGAATTATAGCCGCCGGTATCAGCGGCATTCAACGGCTCGAAAATGACCGGCGCCCGCCCGGTCAGATTGGTCAGCGCCGCCACCACGCTGGCGCGCGTCGCACGCGGCGCCAGCAGATTGGCGCGGATCCGGAGGCTGAACGCTGCATCACTTTCGCCCGCGGCACGCGGCAGCGCCCCGCCAAAATAATCCGCCGAGGCCATGTCCAGAAAACTACCGGAGGCTGTCGCGATCCGCGCCTGCGCCGCCACGTCCTGCAACAAACCGTACAGACCAGTCCAGGCCGCCGCCAAACCGGTCAGCAGCCCGTCCAAAATCGGCGTCGTGTCGCCGAACCAGCGCGCCGGCAAAACCGCCTTCAGCCGGCCGACGAAATCACCGATGTCACCGATCATGTTACGAAACCGCGACCGTACCCGGCCGCACCGCGCCAAACAGCGGCGGTACAAGATCGCTCGTGCCGCCGTTCAACACCACCGCCGAGACATTGGTGACAGCGCTGGAGGCATCGTAAGCCAATTGCGCCAACCTGGTATAATTCAGCGTCGCCCCAACGCTCAAGCCGTCGATATAACTCTCGATGGCGCCAGCCACGGCGGCGACCACGATTTGGTGCGAGACCCCGGCCTGGGTGCTCAACGTCATCGATACCTCGGCCAGCAGCACCACCGGCCCCTGCACCGCAAAACTGCTTCCCACCGGCCGCAGCGCTTCAACAATTTGCTGCACATTCGAAATGAGAGCGGCCGGCGGCGCGCCCGACCCATCATCCACGGTGACCACGAAATTCCCCATCTGCGCAGCACCCGCCTGATTGATGTTTTCGTTGATCACGTAGCTCAGGCCCTGCTGGATGCCCAAGATCGCCGAGCCGATCGCCGCATCGGTGGCCTTTGAAAGGCTCCCCAGATAGCTGCCAAACCGGGTTCGGAACGCGGCATCGCTCTCGGCATCGACGCCACCCGCGAACGCCAAAGCGTTAGTCACCGTATCGACGCCAGAGATCGCCGACGAGATCACAGAGATACTACCGGGTTGCACATTGCCTGCGCTACCAGCACTGGCCGCAGCGGCCAGCACGGTCAAACTCGCGATTCCGCCCGCCAGATTATAGCCTGAGCCGGCGGCATTGAACGCCGGGTTCGTCGTATCCGCGATGACCGTAAAGCTCTGCGAGTTATCCGACGTGGTCACATTCGTGCCGACCGGAATGAACGCCGCGACGCTCGGGGTGAACCGCGAAAACGTCACAGCGCCCGTCGCCGCGGCGGCCGGAAGCCGGAAAAATCCAAAATCGGCGCCGAAACTGTCACAGTCCGAACCTGTACTCGTCGCCAGCCGCGTGGTCGCGAGCACCTGCACGATCAGCCATTGCAGCCAAAGCGCCAGCGACGCGTTGGCCTCCAGAATCGCCCGCAATACCGACCCAACGGTGAGGTCGAGCAAAGCGCTCGCGGCACCCTGCACCGCGGCCGCCATGCCATCCAGCAAAGTCGTGAAATTCTGAAGCGATAGCTGCATCTTTTACACCGAGAAGGACAAGGTACTGGTTTCTTGCGCCGCCGCATCGGTGTAAACGATGGCGAGCGTCACGGTCCCGTCGTTTTCAGCGCTCGCGGCGATCGCGGGCGGCGGCGAATTGGCGACCGCCGTTTCCTGCAGAATCTGCG